AATGCCAATACCACCGGCTTTATTCCAATCATCAATAACAGATTTAGTGTCATCAATGATTATAGAATCAGGTGTAGCAAATTTGTATTTCAGAGATTTACCTGGAACAAAGTTTGCTTTGTAGTTAATTCGGCGAGTGTCGAGCCACTTTTGTTTTTGTGGTGCAATTGCATCATGGCTATCAGGTCGTGCAGTTGACGATAGAATTTGTTTTTCAATTGGCAATTTATCCAGAAATCCCAATAGTATAAAGGTGTCACCCATCATATCGAGGGTTTGAAATTCTTTATCATCAATAAACTTTTTAAAGAAACCACCAAACTCTTTATTGTTTCGGGTTTCTTCTGGTGTCACTTTGAATTTCTCTTTGTATCGCTTCGAGAAATCAGCAATCACACCATCCATATCAACATAAATCATGCTAATTGACATATTTTGTCCTTTAGAATCTTTTTCATTTTTTGTTCATCATATGAAAAGAACGGTTTGTACTTTTCACAACTTTGAGTGAAGTCTGGAAACAATATATCATCTTCAACTTTCTTTTTCCACATAGGCATAAAATTCATAAAGTCATTGAGAATGAGTATTGTTTCCTTTTTCACTTTATCATGTAAGTATAAATTATACAACAACGGGTACTGCCCGTCAACCACTTTCAACAGTTCTTCTGGATTGTTTACCGAATCAAATGCGGTAGACAAGTCCTGTTCAAAGAGATATGAGAGTGATTGTTGTGTTTTGAGCCAAACTTTGTACTCCGATTCGGCATCTTCCATCATTAAATCACCTGCCCAACATTTTGGATTGTGCAGGAGATTGGCAATATAGAAACCGAACAATTCATCTTTCTTGTATTTACGAGAAAGTTTGTAGAAATGAAACTTATCTTTTCGTAGCATGAATGCATCTTTACCGATGGAGATTTTACCATGGTATTTCACATAATCATAATTTGTTGTAAAATGGAGTTTTAATCCATGAAACATTGCAAACGCATCATAACCACCAGCTTCACTCATATCGGTAGCTTATTCACTTTCTTAATCATATTACCGGCTTGTGCTTCATCATTGATCTTAGATTTGATTGGTGTTGTCAGCAAAGTGGCGGCTAATTCAACTTCGAAACCTGTCTCCTCACAATGAAGTAGGACAGCTTCCATGTAACCGATTCGCTTTGCTTTCACCATATCGTCAATGATAGCGGAGAAGACCCTTTGTTCTTCTTTTGTTGCCATTATTTCTTACCCATAGAATATGCAATACACACGGCATTTGCATTTGTTTCGTATGCACACTTCACAGAGATTGGATCGATACCTTTTTGAATGGCTGATTCAATATTCTTGGCCATGTTATTACGGTCATTGATATTGTAGATTGTAACTCCGGCAATACATGAACATGCCACAAGTGTGATACAAACCATGAGTGTAGTAAATTCTTTAGTCATATTATAAGATTCCTTTGTTTCGATTAATTTCGTCTTTTCTACTTCTGTAAAAGATGTGTCTTCCAATTTGATCTACCTTTTCTAGTTTCCATTGAGGATTAACGTAGTCTGCGTGATAATATGTTGCACCATCTGTAACATCTTTATAATGTTCGTAGTTGATGACCATGTTAACTGCTAACTGACGAATCTCATTATACAATGAAGTATTGCGTATTGTCAACCGTTTATCGGTAATATTCTTTTCACAATACCATGAGAACTGGCAAGTGCCGCCGGTTTTTTGATATACCACTCCACAAATGTTGTAACGAAAGCAACGGCCTTCTTGCCAGCTAGTGGCTCATGTGCGGCTTCAAAATACATGTTATCTGCGAGGCAAGTGACTTGCTTTTGTGTCTCTTTATCTAGAGATTCGAAACTCGCTTTGAATGGTAGTTTATAAAGATTTATATCCACCAACGAAAGAAATATGATGACTGTGGAAAATACCATGCTTAAAAGTATTGGTTTACTTTTCATGTTTTCCTTTCTTATGATAGGTTATTCTGTTACGAGGAAACCTATCGAAACCCTAGTCAGCGTTTAGGCTGCCAATGCGAACTTTTCATCGTTTGCAGTTATTTTGATTTAGTGTTTACGTCAACTCTGACGGATAGCCGAATATCGTACTTGTTACCCTGTCGAAACCATGGCATCCCCATCATAAAGAAATTAAAACATTCCGCTTTTAATACGTTCTCGTCTAGACCATGCATTATAAGAAAGAATCTTATTCTTATTCTTTTTACGTTTACAATATGCTAGATAATCTTTGTCATTATCGGCAGTAGGTAAAGCCTTAGCCTTACCTTTATAAAACTGACCACTACCCGACCAAGGATTTGCGTATTTGTTCATAATTTTCTTATGGTGGAGATGGGGAGAGTCGAACTCCCGTCCAGAATACTTTTCTTATACTAAGTTTACTATCATTACATGCACACGTTATTGTGTGCAAGTTCTTTCCCGATAGATTGTTCCATCGGCTGTTTGGATTTCCTTCCACTCTGTACAGACCGGCTGGCGCTCTACATAGACTGGAGGATTTCGTAGTATTACAGAAGGTTGTTGTATAACAACCGTTTCTGTTTGTCTGCTATTTGCAATGGCGGCTCCGACAACACCGCCAATAATCAAAGGTGCTACCCAGTTACCATTTCCACCACCGTGAATATATCCATGGTGTCTGTAATGGTTATGCCAATGATGATGTTGCCAATGTTGTGCCGATGCAGAACCGGCAACTAAAAGTAAGGTTATACCTAAAATTTTTGATTTCATAGACATATTATATCCTTTCCTAAGGAGAATGTCAAGTGTTATTTTTAAATACTGTAATTATTACCACTTTATTAGAAGGCAATTTCAGCGTTTATCTGCACGCCTGTTTTGCTTGCAACAATAGTAGAGCCGCCGCTATCAGAAGCAATTTCAAAAGTGTATACACGGTAACCTAGACCATTTGCTGTGCGTGAAATGCCAAAAGTTCGACCAGTGTTTAATTGTAGCCAAACACCTCTGGTGTCACCATATACGGTGACACCGGCACCAGAACTCGCAGTTTCAGTAACTCTAATCCAATAACTTGAACCGATTCCAGAAGTGGTAGGTGTTGTCCAGTTACCCACTGAGAAGCTTCCTGAATCGCTAGTACCTCCAACAATTGTACCATCACTACTAAACCCATATTCAGCATAAGCAGTACCACCCGGATTGGCCAGGCCAAAAAGTTCAGTTAATTGTGCTAAAGAAAATGTACGATTGGACTTATCATAGAAGTTGGCTAAGCTAATAGCACCAGAAGAAACACCAGCAAGTGTTCTGAGTGCAGTTTCATTCAAATTACTTGTTGCACCAGCGGCACGACCCAATTCGATGTTAATCGAACGATTTCTTCCTCCAGAGGTGGCATTACCACCAATACTAATTTCTCCGTTTGTGACTAATGCCATTTTTTATTCCTGAACCCAAGGTAGTGGTGTAACTGAAGGAACGACTGTAGGTGGATTAATTTGTTTATCAATATATCCTTGCACTTGTGCTTTTGCACTATTAACACCGTCAACACCTAATGCATTTTGTATCCAATTAAAAACTGTTTCTTCCGTCAATTCTTCATAAGGAACAAATGTTGATTCGGTGTTTGGAAGTACATGTCTACTCGAAACACTCGCAACATAATTTCCATCATTACCCATTATTGTCCAGCAGACCTCAACAACGTAATTTGGTTGCGGCTCTTGTATAGTGCTCATCTGGTCAATTGACCAAGTAAATGTCGTAGCCATTTAGTATATCCTCATTTATTGTTTAAATAGAACTCTATGTGTTCCAATAAGGTATTTATATGATCTCCAGTTTTCTCAATGAAAATCAGAGGCTTTTCATTCTCAACAGCCATAACAATCACAATCTGGTCAATCGGCACACCTACATGTTCCTCGTACATACCAGAATATGCTGTACATTGTGCAAAATAGTCTTGAATGTCTTCCGCCTTCTTAATCTTCTTTGAAGTTTTGAAGTCAATAACCGATAGAACACCATCCCATTCAGCAATCAAGTCAACACGACCAGCCATACCGATTTGTTCTGACCAGAGTGCCTGTTCAATGTAATGTATATTATTTATTTTCTGGAGATAAGGAATCAGTGTACGGAACATTTCTACCGAATCCGGCATCTCCCGCACCCAA